TGGACGATATCGGCCTGTGGGAACTGAACGAGGCCTTCGCGGTTCAGGTGGTCTATTGCCGGGACAAACTGGGCATTCCCGATGAAAAGCTGAATGTCAACGGCGGGGCGATCTCCATCGGTCATCCGTATGGCATGAGCGGTTCGCGGATGGTCGGCCACGCCCTGATCGAGGGCAAGCGCCGCGGCGTCAAATATATTGTTGTGACCATGTGTGTCGGCGGCGGCATGGGCGCGGCGGGTCTGTTTGAAGTTTTGTAGGTTTTATCGGCGAGGGCGGATTTTTGTAGCGCGCCGTTTGATTTGGGACAGTTTTTAATCTAATTTGGCACAGGGTAGTTATAGTACATAATCACTTTTGGGTTTGATAACTGGTTACTGTAGCGCGGCGCTTGTTTTTGCAGTACGCGCCACATAAAATTGCAGCAGAAAAAATGAACTAAACCCGGCTTTAAATCCTCTTTAAAGGCCGTGAGCATTGTTCAATCATTTAACGCCAGCTCGGCTTCTTGTTGCTGCCTCAGTTCATGGCCCCGTTCATATCCTTTTAACCAGGCTATGGCTTGAGCGACAAAGCGCGCATCCGTAGTATATAAATACGGATTATTTGACATATGGAGGCCGTTTAGGGCGGCTTGCATTCCTTCTTGGTAATAATTCATAATTCGTCCTTTTGGTTAGTGATGATAAGTTCCTGGGCGCGGGCGCCGGTGGAGTGTTTGCCCGCGATGCTGTAATGGAGATCGGCCTCGCGCAGCTCAAAACCCGCGAACAGCTGTCTGATTTCCGGCACATCATTGATGGACAGGATGAACTTGCCCTTGATGCCCTTCAGGGTCCTGGCCATAAGCGTGAATTGATCCTGGCTGAACATGCCCTCGCCATAGTCATCTTCACAGTTGAAATAAGGCGGGTCGAGATAGAACAGCGTGCCGGGACGGTCATATTTATTGATAAAGTCCTTCCAGTCGAGGCATTCGATAACGACACCCGTCAGGCGCTCGTGAACGTCCTGCAGCATCGGTTCGAGCTTTGATATATTGAACCGCGCCGGGCGGTCCACAGAGGCCCCGTATGTCCGCCCGGAGACCTTGCCGCCGAAGTTAGTGCGCTGGAGATAGAGAAAGCGGGCCGCCCGCTGCAGGTCGGTCAGGCTGTCCGGATTTTGCGCCAGAAGACGGGCAAACTCATTGCGGCCTGTTACCTGGTAGCGGAACATATCAATAAAGGCGGCATAATGATTGTTCAGGATCCGGAAAAGGTTGGCCACATCATGCGCATAATCATTGATGATCTCGGCCTTGGGCGCCTTGTCCCGCCGGAAGAAGATGCCGCCCATGCCGACGAACACCTCGGCATAGGTCGCATGATCAATCTGATCAATCATATGAATGATCCGCTTCGCCAGCCGGATCTTGCCGCCTTGGTACGGCGCGACAGGCTTTACGGGGGTTACTTCTTTATATATAGACTCCATGTATAAACTCATATATTGATAGCCCCATCGCGCCGTCTTTAAAGGGTGGCCGATAAGTAGGGGGCCAGTTATCTGGTGTGGCCTCCCCCGGCCACGGTTTAGGTTGCTGGAACAACCTAACCCCCTGCCTACTTAAAGGCAGGGGGAAGATCCGGATCATCATATTTCATCAGCCAGCGGATCCCGTCGCAATCAACGGCGGGTCCGACCTTGCCATAGCCATAGCCGGCGCGCGCCAGCACCCGCTGCACTGCGGGCCGCATCAACGCATAGACCGGCCGCCGGGCATAATATTGCCGCAAGGCGTCGAAGCCTTCAGAGAGGCATTTCATCACCTCTACCCGCCTGAAGACCTGTTCTGTCTTCGGCGCGGGGATGCAAAGCCGGCCGATTTCCATCGCGTTTTCCGGGCATTTATAATCGGGCAGATATTTTTGTAGCGGCAGATGCGGCCCCGGGCAGAGCCGGGCGGTGGCGATCGGATGATCGTGCCACAGGACAAGGACGTGGGCCGCCTTTCGGTCATAGGCGTCTTTTTCGAGCTCCGCCATATCCATCGGCTCCCACGGCCGCTCCTCGGCGTAAACCCGGTGGCGCAAGTGATAACAGGCGTCAATCATTTCGGGCGTCAGCGCCAGTCTATATTGCAGAGCCGCGGCCATCACGCCAGCCCCCTGATTTTAACCAGGGTTGAAAATTCACCCAGCCGCGTATTATAGACCGGCGCGCCGATCTCAAAAAAGCCGTAGGCCAGCTCCCGCTGGGCATAGGCGCTGTCCAGGTCCGGGATGACAAGCGCCGCCTGATTGCCACTGAGCGCATATTTCAGGTCATAAAAGCCTTGCCAGGCTTCGGCGGGGGTTAGATAAAGAAGTTTGGCGGAATAGTCGGTGGTGTCAGGGCCGACATTGGCGTAAACGGCGCCGGACCTTGCCCGGTCGTATGTGGTGCCGGTGACGATCTGATACCCGCTGCCCCACGAATGACCATCCGCCGGCTCAAAGGTCGATCCAATGAACAGCCGTCCGATCCGGAGCTTGCCGCCGGCCACCGCGCCGCCGGTGATGGCGATCCGCCACCATCTGAATGTCTGGGCCGCCGCACTATGCCACAGCCCATGGCTGCGGCCGTCATGGCGCGGATAGCCATCCATTCGCACTTCGCCCACGGCCTTAATGACAGTACCTGTGGCGAGGCCGCCCTGGGTCGCCGCCGCCCGGATTTCCCATGTCGCCCCGACCGGCAGGTTGGTAAAAAGCAGTCCGATCAGGTTGATGGGCGTCGCAATCCCCAGATCAATTTCAAGGGTCGCATCGGCGGTCGGCGACTGAAAAATATCGCCGGGCTGGATCACATTCAAATGGCTTGCCGGCATATCCGCCGTTTCGCCGCCGGTCGCGGTGACGGTATAATCAAAGGCGCGGGCGATGATGAATTTAGCCATGATCTATCCCCATAATTTCAAGATGGTCTGATTGGTCCCGAATTGTTCGGAGACGCCGCTGATGATAAAGTCTTTGCCGCCCGACAGATTATAGCGGTCGTATTTAAGGATGATGGTCTGGCCCGGCTGATATGCGCCAGGCTGGCCGAGCACCGTCGCCTGATAGACATTGCGGGCGACTTTCAGCAGATCGAACTGCCGCAGGTTTTCCGCATCCGCCGCGGCTTCCAGGTCAAGACCGGTCGCGGCCTCCAGCTCCCGCGCCCCGGCGGACAGGGTTTTGACGCCACCGTCCGAACGGGTGACGGTGCGCACGGCCTGAGTGATTTCGGCAATTCTTGCGGGCGTGGCTGACATTTAACGGCTCCTTAAAAGCTGGTCATCGCCTTCATCGGCCTCGACGGCTTTGGCGGCATGGTCATCTTCAAACAGGTTCAGAAACCAATTGAAGCCCCGCCAGTAAAGCGCGGGCGCGTCCGCCGTCATGGCCTTGCCGACCCGCGATGAGAATGTCTCATCCGGATCACCCAGATGCCAGATATTGAATTTCTGCGACCAGGACAGAAGGTGGTTCCAGCTCCAATCCCGAAACAGCGGGAAAGGCGAAAGCCAGCGCGCCAGAAAATGCGCCGGCACATCGATCAAGGCGATCACCATATGGATCAAAATCATCACCATGATGACCATTGAAACGGCAACCCAGGCAAAAAATTTAAGGACAGATAAAAACGATTTTAAAACCATATTTAATCCTTTTTAAGGGTGGAAATTGCCATGAACGCAATGGGCCAGCTCATGGCCCCATGTCGCCATTTGTTTGTTGTCATTTTCGGAATTAAGCCGCACCACATGAATATCGCACACACCTTCACCAGCCGCCGTCCAGGTCGCCCACCCCATTAAGGCCGGATCATTCATGCCGTCATGATCCTGACGCGCTCTACGCATGGATTTATAATCGGGATAGGTATGAACAGTAACCGTCATTTGTTCACCAGATCGGTCAAAGTCCTGCGGCAAAGGTTTCTTTTCTTCCCCGCAGGCTGTTAATAAATGAGCTATAAATATGATGATGAAATATCTCATTTTCCCATCTCCCTTAAAAATTGGCATAAGGTGCAAGCCATATGGTGCCTTTTTTAATGACGCCCGTGGCTGTGGGATTAAAAGGGTCGGTCGTGGGGTCAAGGGCCTCAATATCGCTTTCCAGCAGAACGCGCACCGACCGCAGGACGGTGTACAGGCCGAGCAATTCGGCTTTTTCTTCGTCCGGAAGATTGACAACCTCAGATGACGTTAAGAAGCCTTGGGCGTCGAACATGCGGTCGATTTTAACGATATCACTATAAATATCCTCAATCCCCGCCGCCATCGCCCGGCCCTTCTGGATCACCCGCTGCACATCACTGTTGGTTACTGCCATTTTTATGCTCCTATGCCTGAATTTGATCCTGAGCCTGACAAGCTCAGGGTATGACCATTTTTCTTGATGCCGGCGCCCTTGCCGCCGCCAGTGCCACCGGCAAAAGTCGCGCCCTGACCCGCCGTACCCGCTTGCGGCGTGATGCCGGTCACCCCGCCGCCATCACGGCCTGCGCCGCCGCCCGCCGCGCCTGCGCCGCCCGCACCGCCGCCGGATATAGTGCCAGGACTGCCCGCCGAGCCGTCGTACGCATCGGGGACAGTGCCGCCGGACCCGCCCGCGCCATTGGGCCAGCCGCCGCCACCGCCGCCGCCGCCGCGATAAAAATATTCGCCGCTGGAAAAAAACCGGTATCCGCCGCCGCCGCCGCCGCCACCGGATCCGCCGGAAATCGTCCCGTTATTGACCAGGGTCAGGTCCTCATTGAGCGTCACGCCATGGCCCCCATTGCCGCCATTGCCGCCGGCGCCCAGGCCGCCGCCGCCGCCGCCCGCGCCGCCAGCGCCACGGATTATGACGCCGCTATTGATATTGAGCGTAAGATTTATTGTCTGCGCCGCCGGCCATGATCCGGTGTCAATTGCACCGCCACTCGTTGCGGTGATGGACGAGGACACCGTAACCGTGAAATTGGCGTCCGATTGCCCGTCATATCCCATGGAGTCCGCCAAATTGCGCATATTCACCGCCGAGCCCGACGAATGGGTCGCGGATGAGGTAAAGGCCGTCGGCGGATCGCCGCTGTCGCCCTTGCCGCTGATCAGGTCCCACACACTGTTTGAGGCGTTCGTGGCCGGCGGCGCGACGCCGCTGATGCCGGCCGAATTGGTGCTGGTGCAGATAAAAAAGCGATCCTGATAGCTGACCGTCTGGCCCAGATAATAGGTCGCGACCGCCGAATAAACGCCGCGATAATCGGCTTTATACAGCTCCGGATCAGTCCAGGGCGTCTGGATCGTGCCGTCGCCGTTTTTAATCGCCCGGCTGACCCATGTGGTGCCGGCCCCCGGCACGTCCTGCCAGCCAACCGGCTGTTCGCCCGTCGGCGTCCCGGGCTTGGTTGCGGCGAGGTAAAATTTAAAATCGGTGTAGCGGCCGGGCCGGCCGGCGATAAAAAGAGACTGCAGGCTCGGTTCATTGCCGTTGAGTTCGTCAAAGCGGGGCCGGGAGAAATAGGCCGTGACGCCCGCCACCGTGGCGTAATACTGATAGGCCCTGTGGACCTGTGCCGTCGCCCCCACTGCATTTTTATATTCAGTCCCGGTGATCACTTTTTCGGCCGTTTCCGGGTCATAAACCCCGGCGTGGCCAGTATCGGCGCCGGTATAATCCGACCCGTGTATCACCCCGACAATCAGATACCATTTATTCAGCGTCGGCAGGTCGCCATTCCAAAAATAAGGATTGCCATTTACCGTACCCGATAAATTAAGCGTGCTGCCGCCGGCGGCGGAGCATCCGAGGTATATCGTGCCGTTCGTACTTGTCTGCATCGCCCAGACTGTCAGGCGATATGACTTTTTATTATCTATCGGAATATTATTATGGTTCCAGCCGCCGTCGCCGTCATTCAGGCCATCGGATGACATCTTCCACAGCGGCTCGGTCGCGCCGTAAGGGCCGGCGCCAAGGACGATTTCATTTTCAGCATCAAGCCCATTCCGAAGGAAATCGCCCTGTGACCCCGTTGTGCCGACGGTCCACTGGGTCACATCAATCAGGTTCCCCTCGCCGCCGATGCGGCTCCAGTCATAATCCGCCGGATTGCTGCTTTCGGTCGATACGGTCTTGTTATAGGCGAGCCCGATATAGGTCCGGCCGCCCGGCGCGCCGTTGGTGAAATTGATGGTTCCGTCGGCGCTGTCGGCATAGGCGATCCAGGTGTAAAGCGATTGACCGTCCGATCCCGCCGGCCCTTGGATCCCCTGCGGGCCTTGCGCGCCGTCTGTCCCGTCCGCCCCTTTGACCAGCGACCAGGCATAATCCGCCGCATCCGCGCTCTCGGTCGATACGGTCTTGTTATAGGCCACGCCGATATAGGTCCGGCCGCCCGGCGCCCCGTTGGTGAAATTCGTCACCCCGTCGGCGCTGTCGGCATAGGCGATCCAGACATAGGTTGCCTGTCCTTGCGGCCCCGTCGGGCCCTGAATGCCTTGCGGACCTTGCGCGCCGTCCGCCCCTTGCGGGCCTTGTGGACCTTGTGCGCCGTCGAGCCCGGCGGCGCCGGAAACAAATGGTGTGATCGCGGTAAGGCCGCTGCTGACGCTTTCGGCCTCGACGACCGCGAGAATGCAATCCGTCGCGACAATGGCAAGAGCATAATCTGTGTCGTCATTGTCAAAGGCTTTCCAGACGCCGCCCACGACCCGAATGGGGACGATATTGGCCGCTCCACCCCAACTACCCGTTGGAAATCGGGTTGCGCGAACGGTATCTGTCCACATCAGATAAAACCGTCCGGCCGATAAGCCGTCACCATATGGGGTCCAAATACCGGAAGTAGCCTGGACTGAACGCTCAACTCCGTCGGGATGAATAAAGCGGCTGCCCTGAATGCGGATTTCTCCCGGATTTATAGTACCGTCAGCATTCATATCCAGTGTGATTATCATATCCGCCGCGCCGCCGACCACGCCCGGCGCGAAAGGGATCGGCAGACTGGCGAGAGCATCCTTGCCATCAACGCCGTCCACGCCATCGGCGCCACTCGCCCCCGGCGCGCCGTCCTGCCCGGCATCGCCCTTTATATAACCCCGTGATGTCCAGGTCGTGAGAGCCGTTTTTTCAAAATATTCCTGGGAAGTAAGATCAATATAAAAATCGCCGAATTCACCCAGCGCGCCCAAAGGAGCGCCGGCGCCAGTGAGCCACTTAACGCCCGCCGGTCCTTGCGCGATTTCGCCGGAATTCTGAACCCGCCAGTTGGGATGATAGGTCGTTTTCAGCCGCCAGACCGGCGGCGGGGTTTCGAGGCGGACCAGGCTTTTGATATTGCGGGCGCTGATCTCCGCCTGTGGGGCCGTGAAATCGATGATGCCGACGGTGAGGCTGCCCAGCCAGTTAACCATCCAGTAGCCGCCTACCCCCCGCATCAGGGCGCTGAACAGGGTGCTGGCGTTTTCCGCTGATCTGGCATGCAGAGAACAGGCGGCGGAATTTACGCCGTTTAATGCGGTAAAGGCCGCGGCGTCCACCGTAACCTGACTGCTGTCCGGAATAAAATCCAGCAGTCGTTTTATAATGTCGCCGGCGGTGGCGACATATCCGCCGGCGGCGTCGCCCTTAAGGTCCACGGTGACCAGCCCGGCGGGCTTGGCGCCAAGCCGGAACAGACCGCGGCTCAGGTCAGTTTTATACCTCCCGGGGAGCGGCGACCAGGCAGCCAGGTCCGTCGTATCTCCGTCGGCCGTCAAGGCGACGCCCTGGTCAAAGACGCCGTCGATCGATTGCACCGCGCGGCAATGCGCCTGATAGACCAGATCGACGCTATCCACCAGCACCGGCTCCATATTGAAAATCGGCCCGAATGCCCAGGGTTTGACCGTGTCCTTCAGCTCCGCCGGCCCTTCATAGTCCCCCGCCGCATATCCGGCGCCCGTGTATGTGGGAAAATCAACCGGCTGGTCAAAGATATTGCTTTTATCGCCAAGCGCGAGCGTCAGGGTCGCTTCATCAAAACTCATATCCCTGACAAAGCCCTGGAACCGCAAGGTGAAGTCGGCGAAATTATCGCCCTCTCCGGTCCAGATTTTTATCCCGCGCTGGTCCCAGTGAAAGGCGGTGAGCTGATCCAGTTCGCCGTCGCCGATCGCCAGCTGCAGCGTCCCGGCCGTCCGCTGGGCCGAGGCCGAGATAAATTCATTTTCAAAGATGCTGAGGCCGAGGGACAGGTTTGATTTAATCCGCGACCGCCAAAGCTTGCCATCAAACACCGGAACCGGACCCGCCGAGCTGAAGCGGAGCGTGATTTCCGCTGCGCCCACCGGATCATATGGCGTGATTTCGGCGAGGATGATCATTCTGACACCTGCCGCAGATAAATTCTTCCACCTGACCCGCCACCGCCGCTGTAACCGCCGCCGAAGCCACCGCCGCTGTAACCACCGCCGAAACCACCGCCACCCCAACCGCCAAAGCCGCCGCCAAAGCCGGGGAAACGACCTTCGCCCCATGTCGGCGCCGCCGGCCCGATCAGGTCGCGGATTTCGGTCAGCAGTTCGGCCGCGACGCTGTTGCCGGCGGCAATGGTGTCATTGACCTGGTCAAGGCCCTGGGCGAGGTCCGGGAAGACATTTTCGATGGTCGCCGTCGGCACATTGGTCACGGGCGTTGTCGTTGATCCGGACAGCTGATTTTCCAGGTTGCGCAGGCTGTCGACGATAAAGGCTTCCCGGGTAAAAAACTGCTCTGAGCTGGCGAAGGCTGCAAGACTTAAATTGCGCAGGTCATCCGCCGCGCTGACAACCTCATTGATGGCCTCTTCATCGCCGCCTTGGGCGCGGGCATACAGATCGTTAAAGCGCGCCTCGGCGGCCTTTAACTGTTCGCCGGGGCTTAGCTGTGATGATCCACCGATGGTGATGTCATTGACAAAATTATTGATGTCATCATTCAGACCGAGCAGCACCCGTCCGGCGGTCTTGCCGAAATCCTCAATCAGCTTCTGGCGCTCCAGCAGGTTCAGTTTTTCGACCGCCACCAGATCCGCGCCGAGGGCCTGGGCTTCCCTCAGCCGTTCGACCTGGGTGTCATATTGCCGCTGCAGCTGCGCCTCGAGCGGATTTTCAAAATCCATAATGCCGAGAGCGATCGTCTTGTCGAATTCATCCCTGAGCCGGTTCAGTTCCCGTTCGAACGCATCCCCCACCTTGCTCGCGTCAAGGCCCAGTTGTTTCGCCTTCTTCGCCACATCCTTGAAGCCCTTCGCCAGATCGCGGAGCTTCTTCTCGGCTTCGTCCATCCGGGGCGCGGTGACTTCGTCATAGACCTTGCCGAACTCGAGATTGGCGAGCACCACATTGGACGGCTTGTCGAGGCTGTTTTTTAAAATGGTTTTAAAGGTGTCTGAAACGTCAATTTTACCGCTATTCACCGCGTAGGCCAGCTGGGCGGCGATCGCGTCTTCGGCGGTTTTGAATTCCCTTCGTTTTCGGCCGGGGGCTTCAAAAATAAAGTCCTCTTTACGGATGCCGATATTGCCGATATTGCCTTTTAAGGATCCGCCCGCAATATCAAGAATGCTTTGAAAATACTGCACCGTGGCGTTGGCGAGCTTGCCGGCCGCCGCCACATCGCCGGATCCGCGTTTCCGCACAGGGCCGGCCGAAACCCCGCCGTAGGCGTCGCCTGAGATCGCCGCCTTGGCTTCCGGCGTTTTTTTAAACAGGCCTACGACGGCGCCAATGATACCGCCAATAATGCCGCCGGTCGGGCCGGCGAGTTTCAGGCCGATACCGGCCCCGGTCAGCGCGCCCTTGCCCACTTTGCCGAGCCCCAGCATATCGGCGAGGATTGATCCCTGCGCCCCGCCGTCAAGCGCCTTGCCAAAGACCGTCGACAGCTTGCCGATGCCTTTTTCCGTGAAGCCCAGCGCCTTGCCAACCTTATCCAGGGATTTGACCAACAGTCCCTGTTGCTGTACTTCGGGGGATGACTTGCCGTTATCATTGGCGGCTTTGTTGGTGCCGAACAGCACCCCGAAAAGATCAGTGCCGCCGGTCGTGCCCAGCCCTTTCAAGGCATATTGCGCCGCCCATGTTTCAGCCAGCGCCCGGCGCCCGATGGATTTATAGGCGTCCCAGAAGCCTTTGATCCCGTCCATATTGCCCTGGAGCAATTCATCAAAGGTGTCGGCCAGGGAGCGCTGGACATTTTCGCGCTGGTTATCCCAGACTTTTTTCCGGGCCTCTGCCGCGTCTTCTTCCGCAGCCACGCGTTTTTCGATTTCAGCCTTGGCTTTAACATGGGCGCGGGCTTCCTCGCCCAGCTGCTTTATTTCTTCTGCGGTCAGCTCAATGCCACGCCGTTTCGCCTCATTCAGTTTTTCGCGAACATAAAGCTCACCCTCGCGGGCCTCATCCGACAGGCCAAGCAGGCGGATTTCATCCGCCATTTGTTTATTGATTTCGGCGAGAAAATCCTTCGACTTAGGATAATATTTATCCTGGGCCAAACCCAACAGCCGCTCATACTCAGTTAAACTTGGGATCAGCTTTTTTGAATATATTGCCGCAAGATCCTCTTTTATCTTGGCGTATTCCCGTGATTTTGCCAGGGCAGGATCAAGTGCATTGGAAATGTCGAGATAGGATTTTTTAAGCTTTTCCATCTCTTCCGCCGCCAAGACGGCGGCTTTGATCGTTTTTTCCCCGATATTTTCTTCTACCGCCTCGGCGACTTTTCCGGATTTTTCTTCTAAATCTGCCAATTCTTTATTAAGGGCAGCAATCTCAGCCTTTGTTTTTCGAATTGCGGACGTATTCTGATCCGCATGAAAACGCACTGTGCCCGTCTTTGAAAATACCGGACGGAAATCCTGTTGCTGCTCAGCGAGCAGCGCTTGCTTTGTTTTAAGCTCTTGTCGAATGCTGGCCTGGTTTCGTTTATTTTCTACCTGATACAGGCGTTCCACTTCTTTTGCCTGGTCGGCGGTCGCGGTCGCAATATCGGACAGAACTTTAAGATAGGCATCTGACCGGGCAATTTTTCTTTTTTCAAAGTCTTCCTGATCAGCGGTTTTTTTATTCAGCAAGGTCAAAGCCCCGACTAATGTCCCGATGGCTATGGCTGCAAGACCAAAGGCATTGGCGGAAAGTGCAGCTGTCAGGCCCTTCACCCCTGCGGTTACCGCGCCAATGACGGGCGGTAGGAGGGCGGCGGCCACGCGATAGGTTCCATAACCTATAACCAGGGATTTAATCATGGCGATATTTTCACCCATAAAGCGGACCACATCGCCGAGGTCCCGGCCCAGCTCCTTTAATGTGCCGTCGTCGACCAGTCCCTGGATCACCGATCTGAATTCGCCGGCGCTCGTCGTCACCGGCTCTAAAAACCCGGACCCGAAGGCGATCTTCGCATCCATAAAGGCATTTTGAAGACGGTTCAATTCGGCCTGCGGGCTTTTCATGGCGGCGGGCAGGTCGGCGCCAAATTCTTTCCTGAGTTGGGCGGCAAAACGCGGGATAAATTCATCGGACAATAGCTCACCATTATCCAGCATTTTATTCAATTGCTGCGTTGTAACCCCCATGGCGCGCGCCGCAATTTGAAAAGCTCCCGGCAGCCGTTCCCCGAGCTGGCCGCGCAATTCTTCGGCTTGGACCTTGCCTTTTGACATGATCTGTTCAAGGGCGCGCGCCGCCCCTGACATCTGATCCTGATTAAAACCTAAAACGGTTGCGGCCTCGGCCAGACCGAGCCAAACCTCCCTGACTTGCTTGCCCTGAAGGCCGGTACCCCGGGCCGCCGCCGTAAGTTTGGAATAAAGCCCGATCTGATCCAGAAAGACAAGGCCCAGTTCTTCGGATTTTGCCCGTAGGAAATCTTGCTCAAATGCCGCTTGACGAGTATCACCGGCGCCAAACTTCAAGGCGCGGTTAAACCGGTCCTGGGCCAGAGCGGCGCCGCCGGTTTGCTGGATCAGGTATTTAAGGGAAAATCCCGCGATCAAGGCCCGCATATCTGAAAAGCTATTATTCAGGCTTTTTGTGCTTCGGCGTAAATTTTTTGTGGACCTTGTCGCCTGGTCGCTTTCCCGGCCGAATTTATCGACGCCATGGGCGGATTTAAGCGCGGCGGAGGAAGCTTTATCAAGGCCTTTTGTGAGCTTATTCAACTCCGCCCTGGTGAGCTTAACCTCACCCACCAGGCCCGAACCGTCCGCCTTGAATGTGATGCCTACGACTATATTGCTCATTGCTTTATTTCTCAGCCATTAAACTTAAAACCGCCTGTTCGCATATCCGCAACCTGTCAAACATGTCTTCGTCGATCTCAATCTTCGCCCATCGCGCCGCCGTCTCAACGCCTGAATAATCAAGCCCCATGCGCCGGCCATCCATGCCGGCATGTCGCCATTGCGTCAGGCTTTTTAAAAACAGGGTAAACGCGGGCCAGTTGGCTTTCACCACGGCAAAGGGTTTATCCTGTTCCCTTTTTTCCAGGGACTGGATGAATTTCTCATCCAGCCCGCGTCGTTTGAATTCTGCGATCTTTTTTTGATCGACCCTGGATTTCGCGCCGGAAAACAAATGTTTCACGGCGTCGTCTAGTTTTTTGCCTCAATCCCCTGGCAGCACTCGGTATATGCCGGAAAGATCGCGGCAATGACAAAAGGCAGCTTCAACAGGTTTTCCAGGTTCGAGCTGTTGAACGGCAGGGCGGTTTTTTTCGCCCCCATCACATGTTTCCAGCCGGTGATCTTATCGGCCCACAGGGCCCGCACCTTGGCCGCGGCGGCCGCCTCGTCAATATCGCGGGCGATGCCCTGCAGCCTGTTTAAAAAATCCTCCGTCTCATCGGTCGAACCGACGATAAAGCGCAGCTCGATTTTATGCTGTTTTACCTTGCCGCCGTCGGCCGGCGTATTGATGATCACCGGCCAGTAGACCTGCAGGTTTTCTGTTAGAATGAATGACATTGGGTTTCCTTTTTTATGCGCTATCGCCTATCGGCTACCTGAGCGCGGGTTTTTATGCGCTATCGCCTGTCGGCTACCTGAGCGCGGTTTTTATGCGCTATCGCCTATCGGCTACCTGAGCGCGGTTTTTATGCGCTATCGCCTGTCGGCTACCTGAGCGCGGTTTTTTATTTTTTTAAGTGATGGGGGAACTACCGCTCCTCACGTCACTACTTGAGTTCCCCCGTTCGCGGGGGCGCGAGCCCTTACTTCACGACCAGTTTGACATCGTCATCACCGGTATCTGGCAGGGGACGAACATTGCCCGAAATCATCAGGATGTTTTCGTCGTCCGCATAATCAGCGTCGCGGAATTCCGCTTTCGGGCAGCTGAGCTCGATGATATTGCCGGCGACAGCGCCGTGGGTCAGCAACAGGGCGCCGGTGAGGCTGCCTTTGTCGATGGCGAAGAAATCCTTGGTCGCCACATCCGGGGCCTCGAACTGGATGCTGCCGCCGGGCGTCCGTTCGGAAATGCGGATTTTCTTGGCGCCCGGCAGGTCCCGCAGTGTCGGGTTCCAGGACATGCCCATTTCAAGGGATTTCAGCACCGCTGAATAGCCGTGCAGGGTGAAGGCCGGCGTATTGTCGAAATTGACCTCGAGCGGCTCCTGATAGGCGCTGAAGTCAGGCGCCGCAATGGCCCCGCCCGCGACCGGCGACCAGAGCCCGGTGAATTTGAACTTCATTTTCGGCAGATCATTGCCGGGAAAGTCAAAGGAAACATCGCCCCGGGCGCCGATAAATTTATGCAGGTCGCCGTCCTGCTCGGCATAAATGGTGACACTCTCAAAATTGCCCGATACCGGCAGATAGGTGACGTCGGTCGCGACAACGATCGTCTCGGCAAACCCGCAGGCCCGCAGCAACGGGCCATACGCCGGCGCCGTGCCGGCCGCGCCGGATCCCGCCAGTTCGACCTCAAATTCGATGGTGTTATGCAGGCCGCTTTTAATCTGTGGCTTATTGCCGAGATAGGGTTGCGCGACATTGCGTTCTTTGTATTCACCCTGACCCTGGCCGATTTTGGCGTTCAGGGCGAAGATGGCGTCGGCGCCGGTCGGCGCGGCGTCCGTGCCATAGGCCGCTTCGATTTTTGCGGCGAGGATGATCTGGTCATATTGTCTTTCGGGCATGATTATTTCTCCTTGGTGTTCGCGCCAGATTTCTGATCAGATTTCTGTGCTGTTTTTTCAACGGTTTCGGTCGGCGCAGCTTCCGCCACGTCTGGACGCGGCGCATTGCCGTCTTTCGTGCGGCTGAGCAGCTTTTCCTTGCCGCCGCGTTTCTCATAACTGCCGCCGGCGCGGCGTTTCATGGAACCTGTCATGATGTTTTCCTTAAGTTGTCAGTGGTTGAAAATTGGATTTCATAGATCAGCTTGCCGGGATAGGGCACCAGCCGCCAGCCGATATAATCGCAGAGCGCGCCGGTGCTGCTGTCCGGATGTTTAAAACCCGCCAGGGCGGATTTTACCCCTTCGCGGTAAGCCTCACTTTCGTCATCCTTGCGGGCGTCGAGGACAATGACGACGGAAAAGCTGATCGTGAGTTTCTGGCGATAGCCGCCGGCGGCGCGGGCCGGCGCCGACGCCTTCTCCCCGGTCATCACGACAAAGCAAGCCGGTGACACCTTGAAGTCTTGCGATACCTGGGCCAGGGCTTCCGCCGCGCCCTTTTCCCGGAAATGCAGGCCGGATGTTTCAATCTGCGTTAAGATCGGTTCAGTTCGCATGGACCGCCTCCTGATAAAAATCCTCGATAATGGCGCTGATTTCCGTCTCATCCTTGGCGTTGACCCCGAACATTGGCCGCGCAGGCATGGTCACTTGATCCAGAACGGCAAACCCGCCGCCGGGCGTGCGGAATTTAAGTTTTTTAGCGGTTTTGGGCTTGATCACCCCGCCGAACTGGTGGATGGCGGCATAGATCACATTGCTGCCGATCATGACCTCATCGGCGATGGCAAAATAAGTGATGCTGTCCCGCAAGTGGCCGCGATCAACCAGCGTCTTGCCACCCGTCGCCGCCGCGCGCCGGGAAGGGCGCCAGGGTATGCCGTCCGGGCCTACGCCCGTATCAAACCGTTCTTTGGTGGCGTTTTCCACATATGATCCGATCACCGCCATCACCGGCGTCAGGTCCTGACCCAGCCGGACCAGCGCCGCCAGGGCCTGTTGAAGATGTTTGTCGTCGGCCTTGATTTCAATCCGGGTCATTAAAAGTCCTTCAATGAATTACGGTCAAAGACGCGCGCGGGGCTGATAAAATCAGGCGCGCCGCTGCTGTCGGATGTTTTTTCCGGCGCCGGCAGCAAAACCCCGCCGGCGGAAATATCCTTCAGGGTGGATTTCGCCAGCTTGTAACGGCTATCCACCACATCCGGAACATTCTCGCCGTGGAGTGAAAAACGGGCGAGGTCGGCGACGATCGCGCGGATCACCTCCGGCGCCGGATCAAGCGGCGTCGTGTAACGTTTGGCGACATAGCCGTCGACCAGGGCCGTCGCCTCAATCAGGCGCGCGCCCAGGCGGTCCTTGTCAATCCGCCCCACATCATGGGTGTCGGAAAGCAATTTTGTCTCTTCATAACCAAAACGGGTGACATATTCGGCCGGCGTCAGATAGATATGGCCCTGACCGTCCGGCACGCCCCAGGTGAAATCCTCGACCCGCAGGTCCGCGTCTTCCTCGAAGGTCTGTCCCAGGCTGTCGGTGACCGCGACGGCGATATGATAAATCTCGCCATCGGTGCCGCCGGACAGGCGGAACTGGATCACATCGCCGGAAAACCCGGCATCCGCGCTGACAAGCGCCGCGAGCTCCGCAACCCGGCCGGCCGGCGTGATGACAACCGGGCCGATGCTCTGGATCGTCACGCCGAGGCCGAGTGAGGCGCAGGGCAGATTGTAAAGCACATTGGCGTCATTCGGTTGCTTGGTGAGGGATGCAGTCATTTACGCGCCTTTCCCGCTGACTTTAAGGCTGAAAGTGTTTTCACCCGCCGCCGCGCCGGCCGCGAGCGTCCGTTCGATCCAGATGCCGATCTGCTCGGCGGGCGGAATATTGCCGCCAGGGACGGCCTTTTCGGTCCCGTCAAACACCAGGGCGGCCGGCGCGACCAGGCGATCATTCCCCGCGCCGTTGGTCCCGCTGTCATTGAGCGCCGTCGCCAGCGCCAGGGCGTATTCATTGCCGGGGTTCACCGCATAAAGCACCGATGCGTCAAGCAATGCGTCAGTGGCGTTTTCGTTTTTATAAAAAACTTTTTCATAATATTTTCGCGCCGCGCCGCCGGCGACATCGGCCGAAATATCAATCAACGGCCGGCGCACGGTGGTCACCCCCGCCGGAAATATCATCAGATCGCCCGCATTGCCCGCCTTGCGCACCGTAACCGCGCCCGCGGCCCCCGCCGCCAGTTCGGCCTTTAAAAGCCGTTTAAAGACGCCCGGCACGGCGACCGCCGCCGTGCCGGTCAGCGCCACGACCTCGACCTTTGCCGCGCCGGTGGCGTCGCGGCCGGTGATGGTGATATTCATAACGTCGGCGGCGTTGTCTGATATCACCTCAACCCCGCCGTTGGCCCCCATCGGCGTGAAGGATACGAGCGTGGTCAGATCGATCGCGCCGCCGATCGCCAGCGTCGCGTCATCTTCGGCCATGACTTGAGAGCCATAAAGTTTAAGGTCATCAGCTGCGAAAGCCATTTAGTGTCTCCTGCTTTTGGGGAAGGATTGCTCCCGCGCTGAAGTGCGCGGGAAGATCAGTCCCCGCCCTGATGCGCGCGGGAACAGGGTGCCCCGGGTTGATTGCCTGAAAATATTGACGACGCCCGCGACAAGTCCGGTGCGCCCGCCCCATTCGACGGGAATAAGGCTGCTGGCCTCGACGGTCGCCAGATACTCCGTCGTGATTTGACGTGAAGCGCTGACCTCCGCCAGATTTTCCGCGGTGAGCGGATCCTTGGAAATCACGACCGTCATGTTTTCGCTCGCCAGGATATGATTTGCCGCTTCATCCGCAAGCCATTCCCCCGGCAGATCATCGGTCACCTGAGCCGCCAGCAGCCATTCCCCCGGCGCCATCGTCGTTGTTTCCACAGGGGTCAGGCTTTCAACCGGGACGGCGGCGGCGCGGGAAAAGTCGCTCAACCATTCGACCGGCAGATCATCGGCGAATTCCAGCAGGACTTCACCCAGCCAGTTCGCTGGCAGGGTGATTTCCCGGCCATAATCGGCCAGATGTTCGGCGGGTAGATTTTGATCTGCCGCGTGATTTGTCAGGCTTTCGGCGGATATTGCCGCAGACCGGCCGTAATCCGTGAGCGCCTCGATCGCAATGGCGAACTGGCGCTGACCGGCGGCCATCGTCTCGGCCGCAATGGCGGATGCATGACCAAAGCGCAGAATGCTTTCCGCCGGGACAAGATCAGAGGCGGCGGCATCCGCCAGCCACTCCACCGACAGGTCATCGGCGAATTCCAGCAGGACTTCACCCAGCCAGTTCATCGGCAGGGTGATTTCCCGGCCATAATCGGTGAGATGTTCGACGGGCATCAGGGCTTGGTCGGTCATCGCCGCCAGATTTTCGACAACAATATTCGCCGCCGCCGAATAAGGTGTGCCGGTTGAGGTCAGGTTAACACTGCGCCCGATCGGCGTGCGGCCCATGCCGCCGCGACCGATCATGTCAGTTCCTTAAACCGTGGAAGACACCAATACGCATTACCCCGGCGAAACCCTGTATGATTAAACACTGCGGGAAACCCCCCTGCATACGACGATGTTGTATCTGCAAAGCTGCCATGATGGACGCTGGTTATCCCACCACTGTCATCGCTTTTGGTAGCCGACCCCATATTGGCGATCCTGTAATCACCGGCGCCATTGCCGGAAAACTTTAAATTTCCGTCTTCCGCCATAATGGCTGTTGCGTATAGCCCAGGCTCTTTTATTACATGATTGATCCCGACAATTGATTTTGCACCAGAAAGAGAGCAATCTACAGCCCCGGCATCCTTTTCCAGCGCCTTTGGCACCCCACCGAACGCTTGATAAAGCGCCAGTTTCGCTGATTTGCCCGAGATACCGGTAGAGCAATAAGCTCCAAGCCCATCGAGAATACAGGGTCGGGGAACATAGATTAAATTTGCAATAGCATATGTTGTGGCCCATGACGTGCCTGATCGTGCATCGCTGAAATCAGGCCAGACCCACTCATTATCATAGAATAAGCCCCCGTTGTTTGCTGCCCCTTTTGGACTTACACATTCGATGGTTGGGGCGGATGCCTCACCAGACCAATCAATCCATGACCCGGTACTACTCTCAATCAAATAGTCCTGTGATAATGTATCCGGAGCCCCGTCTGTAACGGTGCCGATAAAGGTCTGCCATGCGCTGTCGGCAACATAGGCTGTGAATATGGATTTCTTACTTGCCAGCCCGCCAGAAACGAATGTCTGGAACCCGGCTTCCGCTCCGGCAAGACTGAATGCTGTCGCTTCGCTCACGGGCTTGTTGGATGCCGTCTCCTTGGCGCTATATGCATAATCAAAAGCCATTATACCGCCTCCAGTTCTGTTGGCACAGAAGCGACAATTGCGTCAACGGCTTCCGGCGTTGTCGCCGCCATGACATCCGCCTCAAGCTCATCGGATCGGGTTCTCACAGCGATTACCCACAATCTCACATTTTTCAGATATTCAGACCTCGCTGTAAGCTCCGGCGTCCAGCCAGTGGCCTGGACTGCCTCAAGGATTGCGGCCGCCTCGGCTGTTTTGTTAAGCTGATCAATAATTGTGTGTCTTGCCGTAATTACCCGACCTGCATCCTGCTTGATAAAGGCAATCGCCTTTTCCTGCGCCTCAGCAAGCGGGTCATATGCCGCGGCAAACGCCTGTGCTGCTACAAGGTCTTTGGTCTTGGCAATTGGCGTAGTCGTACTATAAACAGTCTCATGGAAAACATGACCACGATCTAAAAGCGCAGACTGTGTGCGTGACGGCAATGAGGTGAAATTCGGATATTCAGATGACATCATCATGTTCCTGGTTAAAAAAGCCCCGGCCCCCTGAACCCAATCAGGCGCCCGGGGCAGTCCTCATCGGCGAGAATTTCTATTTCGCGGCGGCGTCGATTTCGATCGGGACTTCCCGAACCGTCACCACCAGCATCGGCTCGGCCATCAGGATTTCAAGATCATTCTCGCTGAACGGGAAATCCTTATCCTGTGGGTCATAGGTCGTTTCCGCCTCCGGATGGGCGACGCCGCAGCGCCGGAAGCCGTCCCGTCTGGATGCGATTGTGACGACTGTTTTTGTGTCAGATGCTTGCTTTGTTTTGGTCATTGGTCATCCCTCCTGTTATGCGAGCCATGAGCAGACAACGACTTCCGTCGTGTCGCGGTTGACATTGGTGGCGCCGTTGGCGTCCCGCTCGGCCTTGACCATTTCGAGGGCCGTGGCGCGCAGGCTCGGCGGCACCAACAGCATTTTCGGCGTCACATTCAGCGGCTTGCCGTCATCGCCTTTCAGGCCCTGCATGGCGGCGAAGGCCGCGTCATAATTGGCCTTGTCGAGGGTCGCTTTTGAGCCAAAGGCCAACTGCCACAGACCAAAGCCCGCATTCACCCGGGCATCAACGCCGTAGCGATATTCCTTGGCGGTGAAGACCTGTTCATCGTCCTTTTTATCCATGGCGACAAAATCATAATTGCGGCGCTTCTGGAAAATGATCGGCATCAGGGCCTTGGACGTGTCAATCAGGTACCAGGGCGTCCCGGCCCCCGCCTGCATATTTGATACGCTGACTTCGTTGCCGTTTTCGTCCATAACCGGATGATCGGTGTCGAAGAAATACTGGCCGTCATAGCATTTTTCCGTAAAACCCTTCTTTAACAGGGCGAATACCAATTCGTCCGGATGGTTGGCCGTATCCATGCCCAGTTGCCGGAACAGCGGGCCGTATAGACCAAGGCTGTCATCTTCGATATCGTCGCGGTCGACGCCAACGCTGTTTTCATAGGGCTCGTTTTTGATCGTGAAGTCATGGGTTTTCAGGTTCTGAATAACCCGGTCGCCGAGCCATTTGCGGAAGCGGGTGGTCTTGCCGAGCCAGCCATAGACTTCAGCGCCTTTGGTGCTGTTGACGTCCATGGCCACTTTTTTATACTGGCTTTCCGCCGTATCGAGGCCGTTCTTGAATTCGGATTTAAATCCGACCATCAAGGCGGCGAGGGAGGTTGATGTGATCTGCATGATATTTATCCTTTAAAACTCGACCCAGACACCGGCAGGCGTCACTTCATGGACTTTCCCCGCCACGCTTCGGGTATTGACGCCATCGGTCTTCGCCACCGTCTGGTCATCGACGATGTAACAATCATTGCCGATATCGGCGTTGGTGATCAGATCCGTCGCCTCATTGCCGTACAGGAAAATACCGCGTTCGATTTCAACGGTGATGTCGCCATTGGCGCCGCCCGAATTATCGGCCGTATGCTTGGCCCGGCCCAGGCCTTTTAAGCCAAGGGCCGTTTTGCCTGGGATGGCGTAGGCGGCCTCCAGCGCCACCAGGGCGCCGGCGTAAATTGTGACAGCCCCCCCGACGAGCAGGCCAAGATTGCGGCCGGCGCGGGCCTGTGTGTCACGTTCTTTCGCGAGAGCGGTCATGATTTGTCTCCCTGTGTTTGATCGCCGCGGGATTTAATAAAGTCTTCTTCAGACATGCCGAGTTGTGAACAGACGGCTTTTTCAGCCGCATTGAGCGCGCTCCCGCCGCCTTTTGGATCATTTTGATCGACAATGGCGCTGTCGATGTTCAAAGCCGGGGCCTTGGCGATAAAGTCATCAAAGCCCTTTGGATCAGCCTTATGATAGGACCGCGCCCAGTCGGCCTGGGCGGGCGTGATCTTCTTGTCGGCCAGGGCTTTTTCCACGGCGCTGTCCGCCGCAGCCCCCAGGCTCTGCGATTGCAGGGATTTCACCGTGTCCTGAAGATCGCGAAAAGCCTGCATCGGTACAAACTTTGCCGGATCCGGATCATCCTTGGCCGCGGCGTCCTTTGACGCGACAGCGGATTGAACCGCCTTGACGACATCATCGGCAGATGCGTCTTCTTTTATGCCCAGCGAACCGCTCAATGAAGACATCAGGGTTTTGATTTCCTGATTTCCATCGATCAGCTTCTGGGCATGGGCGGAAATTTGTTCGGCCGTGGCGTCATCCGCCATGCCGAACAGCTTGATTAAAAGCTTTTGCAATTCGTCCATGTCATGTCCTTGGTGTTGGTTTTGTTGCGAAGAAAGCGCCTTCATCTGAAGGTTTGGTTGATTGGTCAGGCCCGCGCTGACAATCCGTTTGATCTGGCCGGCGCGGCTATGGATAAAAACGGGTGATATATAGCGAAACTCTTTTGACTGGATCGCGGCCAGGGCTTTGTCCGTCCACTCAATGCGGCCGTATATGCCGTCGGCGCGCGCCTCGAACTGTTTGATCCAGCCGGCCGCGGGCGCGGGCTTGCCGTTCTTTTCGGAAAATTCGCTCTGATGATCATAATCGACCGGCAGATCCCGACCGATTGAATTCCGCGCCGTCAGGTCAATGACGCCTTGGGCGTCCTGCAGCACATAGGGGCCGCGTCCGTCATAGCCGGAAAATTCCCCTGCGGGCAGAAGCTGCACCCACTGGGAATTCCCGGCAGTGGCGGAGAGCAGCTCTATGGAGTGAAAAGCACGTAGCATGATGGTCCCGAGTAAATAATCACTGTTTGATCCGGAGATTAGGGGACGCGGGACAACAAAAAGCCCCGGAAAGCTTTCCGGGGCCGTGTGATTTCTGATCGGGGGAATTGACAGAAGCCTAGCGCAAATATCCGGACAGGGCAACTGGTGATCGGCGGCCCGGGTTAAATAATGATTTCCCGCGTCGTTAAAGGGGGCTTAAAGGGGTGGAATTGATTTTAAGGTGCCTTTACGCCGTTTCGACGCTCACGAGCGCTCTCAGGGCCATTTCAGGGGATAATCAATTTTATTGGAAAGTAAACTATTTTCAGCTATAATATGACTTGATCAGCTGCGGTCGTGGATGGCCCTTGGTAGGTTGGTCTAATGGCGGAGCGACCACGCGCATCCGCCTTTATTTTTTTCCTCCCTCATCTCGCTTCTTGTAAATCAGCATGCCGCTTCTGTAACGTTCAATATAATTGAGTGTTTTGGGGCTAAAGGCCGTCAGGCCGTACCATTGATCATTATTCTTTTCGAACAGGGCAAATCCGTCCCGGAGTTTGTTACCGTGACGGATCTGAAACCGCGCCAGGTATCGGCGATGCAGAATATATTGCTGACGCTTATGGTGGAAAACAAAATCTTCCCATATTTCATCCGGCGTCTTGATCACGTCCGCCATCAACAAGGTATATATTTCCCGGCCGCGCTTCTTGATCTTCCAGTTGCCATAACCGTCCCGGAACAGATGCTCGTTGATGGCGATCGGCGTGCCCGTGACATCCATGAAGAAACCACCCTTTTCCGGCGGTAAGTTAAATTCGGCGACAAATTTTTGATAATATTCTTCATCGGGAAGGTTACCAGGTAATATTCTATTTGCCGGGACTTGGCGCACGGGCAACGGGTCGAGGGGCGCCTTGACACGCACCGGCAACGAAGCGCCACCCTGCGACAATGGCCCGCTGGACGGCGTCGGGGTAAGCGGCCTTAAGTAATGTTTGCCGACATTATAACCGAACCCCGGATCAATGCCTTCCGGCAGGCTGAGCTTTTTACCCGTGCGCGGGTTTGTCCAGGGCCGGGTGTTTATCGTCGGCGGCGGCGATGTGACGGACAGCCCCTTGCGTTCCAGGTCCCGCGCCGACCATTGCAGGACCGTGCAGCGACACCGCCATCCGTTCGGCGGATAATGGGTGTCCCACCAGGGATCGTCCACCGGCAGGACGGTATGATGCCAGGATCGGTGCAAGGGCCGTGTCCGGCCATCCAGCACCGCGCTGTACGCCAGGTAGGGGCGATATTTCTTGACGCTCTCAATCCGTTCCCATTGCCCGGCGGCCCGCGCCATGCGCAAATTGGTGTCATAGATAATCTTCAAACGCCTGCGGGAGCCGAGCTGAGCCTTCTTGACTTCGCCGGTCAACGGGTCAACCGTTTCCTTGACGCCCCACCAGCCTTTTTTGATTAACAGTGGTTCCAGATTGCGCCGGAATGTTTCAAAGGTGGTGCCATTTTCAAGGGCGGTTTTAACCTCCCCAAATATATCGCCCAATATGTCATAGCCTGCGGATTTGGCTACGGTGAAGGCCCGGACATGCTCCTGCTGCCACATGTCCTGCCAGGCGTAGCTTGAGGTCAGTCCCTTACGGGAAAAAAAGCGAATGGCCTCCGCCGGCGCCAGGGGCTGGAAGGTGACCGCCATTTATTCCCCCGCGCCGTTTTTCGTCAGCCCGGCAAGCCGGGCGTTAAAGGTTGATCGCGCCAAAAGGTCGGTCAGCCCCGGCATATTCATGTCCGGCAGCGTCGCGAGCAGGTTTTCAACAAAATCATCATAATCCGTTGACCGCGCGGCGACCTCTTTAATCGCGCCGATAATATCGACGTCGATGGCGGCCTGCAGATCGTCAATATTCTCATCGACGAAATCATCAACATCATCCCGGCGATGAACATGGACGCCGGGGTTATCTGGCCGCCCGCTGCGCTGCGCCGCCTTCTTTTCGCCAGATGCCCGGTCTTCATCCGGCCGCTCGATTTCCGCCGTCGCCCCTGGCGGCGCTAACAGGTCATCTTCGCTGTCCGGTTCTTTAAGACCCATTTTACTGCGGATTTCATTCTGGCTGACCTTAAGGCCCATGGGGATCAGGGCGCCGAGCGCCGCGCTCAGCTCCGGAATGTTGGTATATTCGGACCTTCCCAGGCGGATCTTCGGGTACCGTCTTTGCGGCCCGCGGTTCAGGTCGATGATCGGTCGCACCAGATATTCATTTAAGCTGCCGCACAGCTGCTTGGCGTCGGCGCGCTCAATATCTTCGCGGACCTCGTTATGCTCTTTTGAAACCGCATGCCCGCCGGATATGGCGTCCGTCGTCGTCGTCTGACCCAGCACCGCCTTCGACATCTGCTGGTCCATCCAGTTGCACAGACGTTCATACATGTCCGAACTGGCTTTACCGTCGGATTTGATAAACTCGATCATCATGCTTTCGGGGATGGTGGCCGCCGCGTCGGTGCCGATGTTGGACACGGCGCGCAGCAGGGTTTTCTTTTCCTCCTCCGTCGCGCCATTGCCATATTTACCGACCCGCAGCGGCTGGCCGTAGACCTCGGCGAAGATCACCCAGTCCTTGACCCCGAAATTCTTGAACATCCAGGCCCAGGCGACGGACCTCGCAACCCCGCCCCGGATCGGCAGGCCCGACTTGGCTTTATGGGTATGATAGATGAATTTGAACGGTTGCAGCGGCACAAGCGCGGCGCCTTCCCGCAGCAACAATGTCCGGCCATCTTCCCGGTCGAACCCGAACCAGCGCGGATCGCGCCAGATAATGTCTTTCGGCAGCCACTGGTTTTCCGAGGTGTCCCACATGATTTCCGAGACGCTGAAGCCTTTGCCGACCGCGTCCAGTATGTCAAACAGCTTGTCTTCAATATCGTCGCGGGAAAGGAATTCCCGCACCAGGTCGGCGTTGGCTTCGTCATTCTTGTCATCGCTCGCCGGCTCGACAGTGACCTCCAGCTGACTGACCGCGCGCTTGCGGGTGCCCATGATCGCCTGATAATGCAGATCCTTTTCTTCGATCTCCTCAGCCATGCCCAGATAGTCATGAGGATCGCCCACTTCGGCGGATCTTAATATCCGGGCCAGCCGTATCGGGGTCAGGCCGTGGGTTACATGGTCAGTAAAAAGCTGCCGGACACTGGCGAGGCCAGGGGCTGCGATTTCTTCTTTCAGTTTCCGGGTTTCCACCGGCTTGCCAAATTGATCCAATATTGCCATCACCATGTTCCTTTCAGGCCGGCAATGGAGCCGCCGACAAAATCACCCGCCATCTCTAAATCATCCTCGCTCGCATCAGCGCCTTTTACGCTGTCATAGGCATATTCCGTGACATCCATCAGACTGGCGGCGTAGGCCAACACGCCCGCAATGGCGCTGTCACCGTGACGCTGTTTGCCGTCCACACCCTTTTTACGGCCGCCTTTTTCAGGCAAGCGAATGACACCCTTGTCGTAGACCAGGTCACGATGGTCGCTCATGATGTCCTCGTCCCTGGGCAGGGTGATGGTCGTGTCCTCAAACGCGGCTTTATATTGCGCCATATTTTCCCGGTACCAGCTGACGGAAAGCATGACCTGTTCAATATAGCCGGAGCCATAACGCTGCATGGCGAATTCCGCCAACGCCTGGCCATTGCCTCTGGCGTCCATCTGGGCGCCCGAGAATTTCGGCAAGCGGTCGACAATATAAAACAGGATCTGTTCCTGCTGGCGAAAAGGGATGTTCCGCAGTTCCACAGTGAACGGGGTATGGCGTATCAAGTTGGGCAGCACCTGAAGCGGCCAGATCACGGTCAGGTCACCGGACCGTCCGAAGTCTTCCCCCAAATGGGTTCTATATAAGGGATGTAATTTGGCCAGCAGCGGTTTCAGTTCGCGGGCGCAGAAATCCCGACAGTCCGCCTCACGGATATGATCCGGCTCTTCCGCATAGCTTGACGGCCTTTCCCAGCGCACAACGGGCGCGTCATCCATGCACCGTTCGATCAAGGCCCGACTGAGCGCAGATCCGGCGCCGTCCTTCGGCACACAATAAAGTTCTTCTTCAGCGTCGTCGCCGTAGGTGGCCACCAGCTCCTGCCGCCACTGATCCTGCTTTTCCAGCGACCATTCCTGTTTGGTCACTTCGCAAATGCGTTTATAAAGACCGTCCCGGATGGCGTCGTCCAGATCAACCCTCACCACGTTACCGGGGCGGCGGCCGCTGCGGATCTCATTGATCAGCTGGTGATATGGATTTTCAAAGCCGTTATGGGTGGAGATCACGACAACCTTGCCGCCCCAGATTGTCAAGGCGATCGCCGCCTTCAAAACTTCATCCAGTTCATCATGGAATGCGGCTTCATCGATAATCACCAGGCCCTGACGGCCGCGCAGGGAACGGGCGGCCGAGCTTAGGGCGATGATCTGCTGACCTGATGCAAACTTGATCCGGAACGCCAGAATGTCTCGGTCTTCACCGCCGTCTTTCGCCTGGTCTTTAAAGATAAATTCTTCCAGCTCAAATACGGCGGGCATCAGGGCCCGCGCCCAGTCGGCGCAGGCGTCAATAAATTCACGCGCCATATCGAGCGAGGTGCCCAGATAAAGCGTGTCCATGCCGCCTTCATCCCTGGCGGTCGCCGACATCAGCACGGCTTCCGCCGCAAGCCCCCAGGTGGCCCCGATCCGCCGCGATTTCTCAACGACGGTTAAGGCAAATTTACTTACACTTGAATTGAGTTCGATCTGGTAGCCCAACAGGATACTTTTAGGGTCGACGATCTCGCCCTCAGTAAAGCTGTATAGCTCGCGGAATTTTGACATCAGCCGTTCCCCAGAATTCTATCCCGGATAGCCTGTACTGTTGCTTGTGTTAGACCATTTTTACGGGCCATGGTGTCAACCGCCTCGGCCGCTTGCGTTAAGGCGACCTTGGCCGCTTCCGCCCGTTCGGCCAGGATGCTGTCCGCATCATAACGGGCGGCCTTCGCCAGGTGATCCAGCGACTTGGCGAGGAACATCGCGTCGGCCGGCTTCAGGATAATATTTTCCGCGCCGCCGCCCTCATTGTCATCCACCTGGCTGATAATATCCATGATCACCCCGTGCATCATTTCGATGTTGAGCCGCATCACCTTGTTTTCCGGGGCGGAGCCGAATTTCTTGACCAGGCTTTCGGCAATATGGCGCGATCGGCGGAGACGTTCGGTAATCTTGTCCAGGCCCTTGACATGGCGATGCAACCCGGATCGGGAGACATCCTCCACGTCCAGTTCGGCAAGTTTCGCCATGATCTGGTCAAGGGTCCGGCCATTATGATGAAGATCCGCGATCTTCTCGCGGATCTCTGCCGGCAGTTGCGCGAATTTGGATTTCCGGCCCATGGATCAATCTCCCGGGCCCGGTCTTTCAATCCCGGGCACCGTCAGGCGGCCCGTGGCCACGTCGTTGCCGCGCCGGGTCAGTTTCGCCACGGTGATGCCCCGACCGATGTCTTCCATGGTGAGCAGGTCAATATCATTGAGCCAGGCGACATCGGCCTGGACGACATCATAGCCGGCGCCATGACCGATCTGATACAGCGCCTTTTGCATTAAATTCAAATTAAGGCTGTAGTCTTTCTGCTCGCACAACAGGCGTAAAATACAAAGCCGCCGATCTTCGGTGATTACTTTTTGCAAACTCATTTCTTAATCCTTCAGCTGGTTTTTCAGCAATAAATCAAGCGGCTTTTCGACCCGGGCCAACAGATCGTTTGTGCTTTTGATCTTGACATCCAGGGTATTCACATCGCCGCTGAGCCGGGCGATGCTTTCCGCCAGCGAACTCAGCTTCCGCCCGTCCGGCATCCGGGCGATCGCCGTTTCAATCCCGTTAACCCGGGTCGATAATTTCTCATGGTCGCGCTTCGATACAAAGCGCGTTGCGCCAAGCAGCATAAAAAAGGTCCCCACAAGACCCAGTATGGTGGCGACAATCGGCCACAACACATCGACTATTTTAATAAACTGGTCCATCATATCCCCTCAAAATCCGCCTGACAGTCGGCGCAGCGGGCGCAGCCGGGCAGTATCGCCCGCCGGTTCGCCGGGATCGCCTCACTGCAATCCAGACAAAGGCCCGATTGATTATGGCCTTTAAGGCGCGCGCTGATCACCGCAATCATCGTGTCGATTTCCTTGACCACAAGGATTTCGGCTTTATCGGCCAAATCCATTTTTAACTCTTTCCGCCACGGATCAATTGACTGACCCCCTGAATTATGCCTGCCGGCGCGCCGCCGGATTGCACCTGTTTATCCTGGGATCGTTTAACCACATTGATGCCCAGCACCGACAGGGCGATACCCCACAGTACGCTTGTGGACCCGTTGAAGTTGGCCACCATGTTAATGATATTCCCGGCTTTCGCCGCATCGGCGAACACGGCATAGATCAGGGTCGCGGTTGATCCCGTGATCTGGACCAACCAGGCAAGGCTTACCACATAGCCAAAAGTGGGCCGCCACCGTCGCACGTAGGCGTCCGCGCTTGCGATTTCATCGCGCATGGTCTTGTTGATTTCGCTGATCTTCTGGGTTTCCGCTTGGATCGCGAGACTTTCAAGATGCGCTTTATTGTTTAATTCCAGTTCACGCAAGCGGGCCAACTGAGCTGGATCCTGAATTGCGGTGAGCACCGCGTCCGGATCATTGCCGTCGACGCCCAGGGCGGATCCGATCAGGCCGCCGACAAGCGTGCCGGCCGGGCCGCCGACAATGGTGCCGAGGATCGGCGCCACCCCGCCGATGGTTTTGCCGATTGTTTTCCAGATGCTCATAGATAAGCCCTTTTTAACCAGCCTTTAAGGAATTGTTCAGCCTGTGGATTTTGGCTCGCCAGCAGCCGGTAAAAGCCGGCGGCTTCGGACCGCATGGCGGGGACCAGACGTTCGGGGGCGCAGGTGCCGATTAACGTCCGGGTGATATTGCCGAGGATGCCGTCATCCTTCAGGTAGTTGCCATTGGTCCGCAGCGCCCGTTGCAGGATTTTATGGGCCTGGCGCGGCCCCATATTGACGGCGAAATCAAAGGTCTTGATCGCCACATTTGTCGGCAAGCCGCCGTATGAATATTTATGCCAGAATTCATGATAATAGAATTGGCGGACCTGCGTTTCCGACATATCCCGTATATCGTCCGCGTCAATCGCGCCGTCGCCATTGAAATCATAATCGGCAACCCCGTCATGATCATTATCCACATGGCCAAGACGGGACAGGGTCCTGAGCGAGACGCCATAGTTGGTGATCCCCCCCGGATCATCCGGGTTGTCGACGAGCCCGCCCTCAAGGGCCAAAAGCGCCCTTAAAGCATGGTTGAATTTTTCATAATCCGTGTCATTCATCATAGCGAAGAGACTAAATCGCCGCGCCACAGATAAAGCCCCGGAAAGCTTTCCGGGCTGGCGGTTTTTAAACTTGAAGGGGGAGCGACGCGAGGAGCGGGGGAACTCAAGCAGTCGCCCGAGTTTTAGCTTTGCTAAAGCGGAGAATCAAAAAAACCGAGCGGTAGTTCCCCCATCACTTAAAAAACGCATAATGGCACAGTAATTTTAATCAGTCAAACAGGCCGGGTTCACCGTCATCTTTTCGGCCGTTTTTGTGATTTCTGACCGTCCGCACGCTGCAGGCCAGATCCCGCGCGATCTCGACATTGTTCTTGCCGGATTTTAAACCCTGCGCGATCCGTTTCGCCTGGCCGCGGATGAACTGATTATAGCTGGCCGCCGGGCCCAGCGGTATTTCAAGCCGACCCGTGCCGTAATGATCGGTCATCCTCTGCGCCGCCGCCAGACCGATACAGTCGACCAGCTGCTGACCCGGCCGCGGGTTTTTAGGTATTTTAATCTCGCGACCGCCAAACTCATGGACCAGCCGCAGCGCCGCGCCATAGCCGATAATCTCGACGATGCGGGCAAGTTCTCCTGACAATTGGACTTTATGCGGGATCATAAATGCCCCCCGCTTTGCAAATTTTGTGATTTAGGATAATATACCCCGCAACGGATGCGGAGGCGCAGCACAAATGCGCCCCCGCATCTATCACCCCCTCATGACGCAACCACAAGGAGATGATTGAAGTGAGCGATAAGAAAAAGGAACCATCCATCGCCCAAAACAGCATGGGCGTTCGACAACCCGCAGACAGGGATGACAACGCCACAGGAAGAGATGAAAGATCATTAGGCGTGCGGCAACCCGCAGACAGGGAGCCACCACAACCAAAAAAGGAATAGTCATGGAAACCGCTGAAAATATCCGTTTCAATGTTATAAGGAACGCCCTGTACCACACCGCCCGCCGCCGCAGTGCAGAGCTGTGGAGCCGTATTTTCAGTTTTATCATTATTGCGCTTGGGACAGCGGCCATGTCGGATCTGGCGGGCGGCATCGGTATCCCCGCCATTGTACCGGGGGCGCTGGTCGCCCTGGCGGGGGCGGCGCAACTGGTTTTCGATTTCGCCGGACAGGCGCGAACGCACCAGCAATTGCAACGGCAATATTATGAATTGCTGGCGGACATGGAGGAGAGCCTTGACCCCGCCGAGCAGGACCTGGCCAGATGGCGGGCCGACATGATCCGGATTACCAGCGACGAACCCCCAATCTACCGCGCCATTGACGCCAAGGCCTATAATGACGCCATCGACGCCGCCGATTTTGACGCGGGTGAACGATTGACCATCCCCTGGCATCATAACATCCTCGGCCACTTGTGGCACTTCGACGGCCACAGATATGTGAAGCTCTGCGAAAAATGATTTAATGTAACAGGGCGGCTTAATGTTCATACCATGCCCTTATCAATGGCCCACTGCTCAGGCAGGGTAATCACGCCATCATAAGACCCTGTCTCTGAATAAAATTCGGCAACTGATTTAGGCAGCCAGACATTCACCGAACCGCCATGATCCACCAGCCAGGCGTCAATACTTTCATAAATCACCCGAACTTCAATATCGACCAGATCACTTTTCATTATATTTCCCATTAATCTTTGTATGCCTTTGGATGCTCATCCGGCAGGTTTTCCATCAAATAGGCAATTGCGCCCTTGCTCATTCCCCTGGGGGGGCGGAGCTGGTCTAGTGGCACTTTCGGCTCCATTGTGTCAGGGGCGCGCAGTTTGGCCTGCTTGCTTATTTTCTTGGCCGGGAAGCGGAGGGAACTTTTTTTTTAGGTTCCAGTTTCGGAATGCTCACCACAAGGCCGCCATCGACAATTTCATGTGTTGTTGGCGTAACTGAACAGGTCTCAGTCGGAATTCCGTCCAGCAGGGGAAGATCAATACGGGCATCAGCTTTGCCATTTTTCGATAAAGAAAAGCTGTCCCCCAACATTATCATAATTTTGCCCTTATCATCATCCTCACCAATAAGGCAATTAAGCCGGTCGCCAATATTCATCCCCGTACTCTCAAGGAGCTCTCTCTTGATATGAACCCGCAATTTCAAGTTATTCCCCGCCGGGGTTACGGAAATGGCGCAACCTTGCCAGCCACGGCGCGGCATATAGGGTTTAATTTCAACAAATGACATTTTATTTCTCCTTCCTGTTTTTCATCGCCTTCAGGGCCTCGATGACTTTCCGGGCCTCATCGCCCGAAATCCATTCCGGGTTTTCAATTCCGGTCATGCGGACGACAAATTTCTGCAGAGCCGCCCGCAACTGGCTTTTATCGCAGTCGAGCTTGCCTTTCGCATGCAGATCCCACCACAGGGCATAGATCAGCCGGACATCGGCATTTTTCGATGATCGGCGAAAGGATTTCTTCTTTTTGGCTTTCCAGCCTTTGCTTTTAAAATGATCCAGCGCCTGATGCAGCTGCGTCAGGGTCATGACGGCGGCGCTGTCCTTGCCCGTGGCGGCCATCAGACAATCCTGATAGGCGTCATCGTCCAGGCATAAGTCTTTCTTGGCGATATGGATCCGGGCCAAAAGGCCGTTACGAGAGGTCATAATCTTCCCTCCTGTCGCTCAAAAAAAGCAATGGCCTGGGCCGTGGCGTCCCGCAGGCTCATCGGCGCATTATTAAACCGGGCGTTCATTAACGGTCGCTTGACGGCTTTCGGCATCTGCCGCCAGTGATAGCGACAGGCGTGTTTTCCTTTCGGGATTTCTTCATCGCAGTGGGGATGCAGGCACACAGGCATGATTTTTCCTTTTTTACAGTGATGTTACTTTTTGATTTCTGACCTGGATCAGCCGTTCGGCCACCCGAACCATCATGTCGATTTCGATCGTCGCCTCATCCGGCGTCATGCTGCCTTCCGCGACCAGTTCGGGATACAGGCTTTCGCGCATCCGCACTTCGCGCTGAACGCAGCGGATCAGGGTGTCAATATCATAGTGATACAGCGGGTCCATGATGGTCTCCTTGTGATGTTTTGCTTGTTTCGGGGGTCAAATATTCGCGCCGGGTCTGTCCGGACCGGCCGCGTGATGTAATGGCGGCGATCAATGCCGCCCAATCGCCGCCCGCCGCCACATATTGCGCCACCAGGCGCACGGGGTCGGCCAGATTATTATCAATTTCGGCCCCGCCGTCCGGATCCGCAGGCGCCGGGCATTCATTAATGGGTGATTTAAGAATTTTTAAAGTCCGTGAAAGAGCGACCCGCAGATGGGCGCGTTCAGACAAGGATGGCTTTGCCTTCATGCACCCACCGGCCGCCAGAGCCAGATCCTGAAGCTGATCCTTCAAGTCCTGGGTGGTGATCTTCTCTGGTGGGTGCATGAAGGCCATGATCAATATTCCGGCTTTTCGTAACGCAGTTTATCCCCGAATTCCTCCCGGAATTTATCGACGTCCAGTCCTTTATATTCCGCATAGGCCTCGGTCAGGCGGGCGTATGCCTCCGTGCCAAAGCCCAGAAAATAGGCCAGACGCGGGTCATGCATCATCCGTTTGAGAATATAAGCGACAGCGGCTTCGGCCTTGGTCGGTGTGCGAACATCTGTCATGACTTAGCCCTCCGCCTTATGGTTGATGGCGCGGCGCGCCATATCTTTCGTATGCTCCGGGAATTCTTCAAAAACCGCATCACGGCTGATGTCCTCCCGGTCCAGATGTTCCCGGGCGACGGATTTCGCGCCCTTGCAATGCCGCGCCAGGACATAAAAATCATCCCCGGACAGCGTTTTGACTTTAAAGAGCTTTCCCGCTTTCTTTTTGCTCATGACGACACCTGTGTCGCCTTCGCGATGTCGATGGTCACGGGCGTAAATTTATCCTCCACCGTGGCGCGGCGAAAAAACCGGACGTATGATTTACTGCCCATCGTCCGCATGCTGTCATTGATGGCTTCGACCGCCTTTTTCCAGCGGGGATCGTCAATTTCCAGCCGGCGCAGGGAAAAGAGCGCTTCCCGGTTCACCTGACCCGTCTTGCCCACATTGAAGGCGTGGTTGACCAGCGCGCTGATCTCGGCGGCGCTTGTCGCCGACCAGTCGGCGATACATTCGTCAATCAGTTGCTTGGCGACCTGCAGTTCCGGCCCGAATGTGATGAAATCCTGGATTATGATCTGAACCTTCATCAGGCCGTCAAATGACTGGAAGGTCACATTGCCTTTCCTGCCGCCTTTCGTCAGGCCGTATTTTTCCTCAAGCAACTCCATGAAGGTCGCGACATCGCTGTATGTATGGGCCTGAAAGCGGGCGATCTGGTCACTGAGATCGCTGGCGTAGGCCATGATCTTCTTGACCAGATCATCTTCCATTTTTTCATGATCTTTAATCAGGTTTTCCGGCACCAGCCGGCCTTTGCTGTCCTGTAAATATCCGGCGGGGACGCCGGTCGTATCGTTTGCTTCGCTATTCATTTCAAGCTCCGTTAAACAGGTTGATAATCGGGGTTAAAAAGGTCTTTTTCCTATGGGTCTTGATCGCCCCGCCGCGGGCGAGCAGCACCGGATCAAGCTTCACAACATTGTTTGGCCGCGCGCCGACCCGCCTGTTCACGCCCGGGCTGCTCTCCAGGATGGCGATGCTGGTGTGGATGCTGACCAGTTCATCCAGGAGATGTTCGGTCTCACCAGGCATTAATTTACAGCCGTGCCGTGATCTGGCGGCCGTGACATATTCGACCAGGTCGCGCACGCGTTCACTGATTTCCATTTCATTGTCCTCGTTCAATACAGGTTAAGCAGGCGCGGCAATGCTGAAACGCTTTCGGATTTGCCGTGGTGAGCGGCGCATTCTGATACTCCACACAGGCGCGCCGGGTGATTTCCTTGTCCAGATACGGACAATTGACAGTTTCGTGCATCAGTTCGGTTCTAATCTTCCTTTCAACTCCATCGAGTTTCGCGGGATATTTATTGCCGAGCAGCAGATTGACCGCAGTAGAACTGATACCGATAAGTCGGGCGGTTGCCGATTGGTTGGTTCGATCAACCTCTTCCGCCAGAGCGGTGATGAAGCCAGGCGGATTTTCGCCCCATGACTTGCGGACGCGATTACAGGCTGTCATGATCGGTCTCCCTTGATTAGAAATGGTTTTTTGATATTCGGATCAAATATTTCTTTTTTTGCTGTGCGGACCACTGGCGCCATTGGCCCATGATCACGGTCCAGGAGATATTGCTTCATGCCGTTTGAGGTGAGTTTGCCGTCCGGGATCCGGCGGGGCATTTCCAGTAAATAACCCGCGCGCCGGAGATAATTTAAATATTTGTATGCGTTGGACTTTGGGGATTTTTCATCGCCTCTGGACGCCAGCATAACCAAATCATCCGCAGTGAATTTCTTGCGTATCCGCATGGCGCGCCACAAGCGCTCGCGGTATGTGTTTCTATACCTCTTTACCGCGGTCAGCTTGTCATTTGGGCCGGACGTCAATGGCGCACCAGATTTTTTGGCGGTCAGCCCGCATTCGGTCAACTGGTAGCAGCCGGCCTCCACCCGCTCCACCATGCCGCGCCGCATTAACCCGGCCGCGCCATTCACCAGCTTCCGACGTTCGCTTCCGGAAACTTGCTCCATCTCCGCAATGGTCAGGCATTGGCCCGGCTCAAGAATATTCAGAACGACCATCTGGGTGCTTGCTTCACCTGGCATCTTACGCCTCCACCTTTATCGGCCGCCCATTTTCCCGGCTGTTAAGCAAAACCTTGCCAGTCATCGACTTGCAGGTGACTTTCTCCGCATTGTGCTTGCCAAAACGTTCTATCGCCATCAAACCTTCCTTGACTTCGCGGATCCGCCCTTTAGAAACCCTATGCAGGAACTCAACAAGATCCTCGGCGACTTCGACCTCGCAAAGCTCGCTTACCAATTTCCCAACATCGGCGCGGTTGGCAGGTTGGAACTCTACATATTGCCCGACGCGGCTGGCGATCTGGGGGAAGCGTGTCAGGTTGGCCCTGACTTTTCCCATCCCGACAAATACGAAAGGAATCTCAAGCAGGTCTGACAGATCACGCAGGGTTTCAAGTATTTTGGTGTTGCGACTGATATGATCGACTTCATCAACGATCACCGCAAAGGGGCGGCGCTCTATTACCGCTTGCCGGTGCCGCTCCATCAGTCCGTCAATGGCTTGTTTAAACCTGTCCTGAAACGAATGGCGCGGAACGATGCTCATCACCTCAAGTAATTCCTGCATCATCCAGCGCGGCGTCCATTCTGCCTTCGCCCGAATAAACACGGCGTCATGCTGTGTCGCCCACCAATCTGTTACGGATGTTTTGCCGTGGCCGGGATAGCCATCAATCACCATCAGGCAGGCCTCGCCAGCCCCACGCTCTTCCAGGGCAGTGAAGGCCGCAAGGAAGCGCGCCACATTTGAGGTGGTGACAAATTTATTACGCATGTTATACTTCTCCTTGATTGGTGATATCTTCATCGGCGAGTTTTTGCAGAACAGCGATGTCGACATCATTGATTTCCAAGAGCATTCTCTTGGTTGAGTTACGGAGCACCTCAAGGAGGTGCTCCTTATCTTTTTCGGTGGCCAGCGCCGGGTTAACAGATAACCATTTCGCCCAGTCTTCATCCCCGGAAAATGTCGGGCGTCCGCCGCCTTCGATGACGGTAAATTCCGGCTTCGCATTTTCCGAATATTGAGCCTCGATCGCCGCCACTTGCATCCCCGCCCGGTCCATCTGATCTATGGAAATAACGTCCGCAGGATCATGCTCTATCAACACATCCGGGTTCAGTTCGGCCTCTGCCTCAAGCCGCTTCTGATTGATGCGGCCCAGGCGGCCTTTAGTTCTTTTTTCGGCCGCCTGCTCCATGAAGGATGCCGGGAAGTAGCCTGTTTTGTTACCGCCCCACTGCGCAACACAGATAAACTGGCCCTCCATGTTTCTGACCCACACATGCTCAGGCTTATGAATGTCGTAACCGACATAGACATCCTCGTCATGGAAGAATTCAAGGTCATGGTTGAAATAGATATTGTTGAAAAGCTGAATTTCCCCACGCTTGGTGCGCCGGATTTCATATGGCCGGAAAATATCCTCATCCATGGGATGCGCCGTTTCAATTTCGATGCCCTTGCCAATATTGTTTTTCCACATTTCCATTGGCGTGGTGTGGCGTTTTTTCCCCGTTTCCATGTCGCGGATTTTTGCCAATGATGTGTGGGGTTTGGCGTTGTACTCATCAATACCTTGTTGGATCGATGCAATAAAATCAGGCCATTCAATTAACCGATTACTGCGGCCAAATTCCTTAATATCCTTGCGAGTTATTTTAAAGGCTTTTTGTTTGGCTTCCGGATCCATATCCGCCCCGATATAAGTCGGTAATTTCTTGGCAGATCGAATGTGAACTTGGTGAATACGCTCGCCTATACCGCGCGCCTGAGAATTATAGGGTAAAGAATGGGTCTTGGTGACACCCAGACGCCCGAATAACGACATGCATTTCACATCATCGAAATGCTCGTTTTTGAAACCGCTCCCGTTATCCACATACCAGACGGTGCATATGCCGCAATCAGTGAAGGCGGCGCGGATCGCATCCAGCGTGCCCCATGTCTGCTCGGAAAGGGCGGCGGACCAGCCGACAATGCGGCGGGTAAATACATCGATGATCGTTGTGATTTCAGGGCGGAAAGGTTGCCCGTGGACCGGGTGCGCGACTTCGGCGTCAAAGGTGTGGCCGTCGGCTGTATATACGGCGGAGGGCCATAAATCAGATACATCCCGACGATGAAACGCCATGATTTTCTTAAGCTCGCGCGGCCCCATGCGGCCCTTGTTCTGGGTGACAGGGTCAAGTTTTTTTAAAAAGCGGCGGACTTGCCCGTAGCTCGGGCATAGAATGCCCAGTTCTGTCTGCATTTCCGCCACGACGTCGGTCAGAGCAGGTTTCTGCGGCTGCGCCCAGAGCTTGATAAACAGCCCGGCCCATTGCGGCACAGTCAGCATCTCGCGTGACTTGGGGGCAAGGGCCTTATGGCCGCGTTTGGCCGCCTCAAGCCAGCGATAAAGGCTTGTCCTGGAGAGGGTTCTTTTTCCGCGCTCTTGCCCCGACCTTGCATTGGCCACCGGGATCAGATCGGCGACCTTACCGCTCAGATCGCCGGACTTGGCGAGCAGAACCAGCTCCTTTGCGGCGCGGGTCCGTGAGAGGGATAAATCATCCATAATACGCGCCCATTCGTTCAGGATCACGATCCGCGCCTGCATGGTTTCCTGCTGATAATCTTTCAGGTTTTCCACCTCATTAAGAAGTGGTGTTTTAACAACAACGTCACTCCGGTTGATGGAGCGTCGGATCAGCGCCTTTCGCGCCTTTTCGGGCAACGCGTCGACGGGGTATATTTTGCCGCCGCCACGGCCTTTTCGCGGCTTAAAAGCCCAGCCCTCATTTTTGGCTTTTCGCTGAATATTCCGCTCCGTACCCGGCAGATCCGGCAGCTTCATTTCGGCCAGTTGCGATGCGGTGTAAAACCTGCTCATACCAATTCCCCCGTTTTTGTCTGGCGACGGGCGGTAAGACACTTCTTTATTTTTTCAATGAAGGCGTCTAAAGCTTCCATCGCTTCAATATCAGTGTCCGCTTCGGGAATGCCAGGAACGATAAGGTCGTCATTGACCCTGCTATGGCGGGCCAATACTTCAATTATTGATTTTCGTGCGGAAGGTAGTTTTAAGGCCCCTCTTGGCATATAATTACCAAACTCGATAAGGCCTGATCTCCATACATATGCATATCTCATTGCCCGACCCTCCTGATCAGGGGCAGGTTATTTATTTCCTGCTCCATTTCTTGCCGGACTTGCTGCTGGATCATGAAAAACTGGCCGATCCGGGCCAATTGCATTTCACGGCGTTCGGCGAGCGCGCATCCGGCGGCTTCGGCGATAACTTTTAATATGGACGGCCCCAAAACAATGGCCATTGGGGCCAGAAGGTCGCTCGGCACTTGATGCGTGGTTCGTGATTGGGAGGTGTAGGCGTTCAGCATCGCCACCGTCACCGGCCGTCCGGCGAGTTCGCCGATCTGGCGGCAAATTTCCTCGCGGTCAAAATGACTGCGCTTGATCGCCTCTGATATCGCCAGCTTGATCTTGTTGGCGTTGATCGGTCCCCGGGCCGGTTCGGCCGGAACACGCACATCGGCCTCCCGCTCCAGGGCGTTGAAAAAATCAATTTGGTTGGGGTCAGGTTTTCTTGATTTTCGGGTCATCGCAATATCCTTGGATTTGATTTTTTGATTGTCATTTAAGGCGCCGAGCCACATGGCGCGGGGGAGCTCATGTAGCGCAAAGCGCGATAGTTCCCCCATCAAACAAAGGTTGGAAAAGACCTGCGGGCCAGCTGTAGGCGCCCGCAGGCAAGTTTTCCAAGTTGACGGCGGGGTTCGCCGTTTTCCATGCCCCGACCCAAACTGTGAGGCATGAAACTCTACTCGGTCAGATCGAATGTCTGACGCGTCGTTAGGGATTAGACAGTGATTTGAGTGTGCCATGTCTATACCGCATCCGTTTTTTGGGCTTTGCGACGGGGATAAAATTCTTTATAGTTGGCGCTGGGTTGAGGTTTAAGACGCACACCGTCTTCCGTGTATCTGGATGGCCAGATTTGCTCAGGGCGCTTGCCCAGGACTTCGGCGATGGCTTTTTCGCCGGCGGCATGAGGATATACGGTGGCTTTGCGGACGACGGTTTCGGGTAAGTCATATTCCCGTTCAATCTGCGCGTATGTCCATCCTTTAATGGATAACATATATTTAATACGGGAAGAGGACATATTACGTTTGCGACGAGCCATAAATCTTGACCTTTAATAACCGGGCGGCAACCCGGTGTTTTTTGAATGGTTGATGTACAATACTGGACGAACATAGATGGTAAAATCACAAATGTCAACAAATTCAAGTTAGAAAGTTCATATTTGTTGATAAAAACTGAGTAAGTCTATGGATTATCTAGTGAATTTTAAACATGAACGTTGATATGCATAAAAAACATCAATGTTCATGTATTGATTGGAAAGATGAACGTGGACGACTTTGCTGATAGAATGAAAGAGGTAGTAGAACTTGCAGGCGGCATCACAGCGCTTTCAAAGAAATCTGACCTTTCAAAAGGTGTCTTACATAAATATCTAAAGGGGGAATCTGACCCGTCCAGGCTTCGCATGATTGCTATGGCCGAGGTGACTGGTGTCTCTATGGAGTGGTTGGCCACAGGTGACGGCCCGATGATGAAGGCGGATTTGCGCCCCGCGCCAAAAAGCGCGGAAGAGGATGATTTTATCTATGTCGATCAGATGGTGATCGAAGCGTCGGCTGGGCATGGCGCGGAAAATGGTGAGGAAAATGTCAAGTCCCGTATGGCTTTTCGCCGTGACTGGCTACGGGAAAAAGGATTGGATTACAAAAGGTTATCAGTAATCCGTGCACGCGGGGACAGCATGGAGCCCAGCATATTCAACGGTGAGAATATCTTAGTGGAAACCTATTTTCGTAAAGAAAAAGATGGCCACAGACAAAGCTATGTCTTGGGTTTGGCTGAACTCATCCCTCGTGATGGCATTTATGTTGTCCGTCTCGACAATCACCTGAGCGTAAAACGTCTGCAGCTTGACATGAAAGGTGGCATATATATAAAGAGTGATAATCCGGCTTATGAAACACTGCATATCACTAAAGACCAGATGAACGATATTACTGTCGTTGGTCGTGTTGTCTGGGTCGGGCGGGTCTTGTAGGTCTTGCAAGATTTATTAAATTTCAAATGGTGAGCAGTTATAATCCGCGCCCCATACTCCCATGTTCCAAACAAAGTGTATAATCGGCCCAAATTTATTTTTTGCCTGTCCCAAAAGAAAAATTTTAACACCACTACTAAAAAACCAAAAAAATCCCGGACTTCTGCGGTTTTTGTTCCGTTATATTTCATTAAATCCCCCTATATCCCGCTTTGCAAATCTGTCCCATACCAAACAGTAACTTACAATTTTCCGCCCCTTTCACGGGGGATATTCTGGCTTTATGGAGTGTGATTGGTGCGCCCGGCAGGATTCGAACCTGCGACCTACGGATTAGAAGTCCGTTGCTCTATCCAGCTGAGCTACGGGCGCCCATAATTGCCTTGTCTGTGCTAGATCCTGTTGATGTGATTATCCGCGATAGGCGAACACGTCAGCATAGGATTTAATTTTTCTTTTCCTGATCTTCGGCTCCGTGACCACAAAATCAATCTTCTGCCGTTTGGCGTAGGAAATCGCTTCCTCCTTCGAAGAAAAAGTCAATCTGACCTGGCCGGACATGTCCGATGTTCCGGTCCAGCCCATCAGCGGGTCCAGGGTTTTCTTCTTTTTCGCGC